TACCACGACCACATCTGAGAATGGTTAGGTCTGATGGAAAAATCATCCGCGAATTAACAGAATATGAAGATGTGGGTATTGGTATGATCGCGGGATTCCCCACTGCTGAACAATACGAACGGGCTGCTGAGAGGGCATTGGAAAGAGCTAGGAAGATCAGAGAGAATCAAGAGAAGAACAGACGATGATACAAAAATACGATTTAATTAGTGGAGGAGTGAGAGAAGTGTATGATTACATTGAATCTCTACCTCATTTTGATTCGTGGCAACTTGGGAAAAGTTATGAGGATCAAATTAATAGACTTTTAGCCCGTGATGTTTTTTTACGACATATTGGAGCAGTGACTTATCAAGGTAGGGATGACGATGGGGCTGTAACCATTCATGCAGCATTTGTGGCAATTATGGATTGATATGAAACTTAATTTAGGAGATTCCGGTTCACAACATTCCCATCGCAATTATTATTGCCCAACATGTAAATGTTTTGGTTGGAGAACACCACATGAAGAAGGCTGTGTTGGGGAGAAGGTTATGATTTCCGCCACCGCTAGAATACCAAGGAAAAATGCTTCTAAGAAAACGTGGGATGAATTTTATGATAAGTTCGTTCTCCAGAAAGATTTGAAAGAATTTTTATCAAAACCTAAAAAAGAATCCAAATCGATGAAGACTTGGAGAATACGGAGAAAGTTGAAATCATTCGACGTTAAAACCAATAAATGGTATGACTGATTTCCAAAAAAGAATATATAACTCCCATCTGGCGATTTCTCGTAAGATGCGCGACAAACCATTTCGGATTCGTAAGGACTTCTCCGATATGGATCAATCCAAATTGGATCACCTTGCTTCTCTGGAAAGGTTCTTCAACAGTTATAATAATATTAAAATTGATGATTACTTCTCTGCTCCTTATAGGATTTTCGAGGATGATGATTATTTTGATCTGGAATTCTTCTTGACTTCCAAAGCTAAAAAGGCATATTCACAGTATATGAAGAAGATTGAGATGGATGATCCTGATTCTGAAAGTTCTCTCAAGAGATTGGTTGATAGTCTCAAATTTATTAAGAACTTTTGTAAAGAAAAAGGGTTGACTTTGGAACAATATCCCTTATATACAGAAGAGTCACTACCAAACATGATTGACCATCTAAAGAACCATCACATTAATATGTATGCTTTGCATTCTTTGGGTGTCTCAAAAATCGAGGTGGAGAATCGGATTCTGGATTTCATATTCTCAGATTTTTGGATCACTTTTCAAAAGACGAAAAACAAATTTCATCTGAGCAAGAAAATGAAGGAATTCTCTCACAAAGCAATAACAAAAATAAAAGAACAAATAAAATAAAACAATGGCAACAAAACAAAAAACAAAATTCGGCGCAGCTATGTTCGATTCGATCAAAGCGGCATTAAACAAGAACAACGATTCATCGGGGGGTCAATTCTCCAATATCATGAGCTTCCCAGCAGGACACACCTACACGCTTAGGTTGATTCCCAACGTGGAAGACCCTGAGAAGAGTCTGTTTCATCATTGGGTGCATGGATTCACCAGCAAGGCGAGTGGTAAATACACAAGCTTCCTTGGACTTCAAACCATGGGAGATCGTGATCCAATTGCGGAGCTTCGTTGGAAACTTTTCAAAAGCTGGAAAGAAGCAAATCCAAAGGCTGAGAACAGGGAATACAGTGCGGACATCTCCCAAAAGGAGCAATGGCTTGTGAATGTCTATGTGATCAACGATCCCGCAAAGCCAGAGAACAATGGCACGGTGAAGATTCTTCGCATGGGACCACAACTCAAGAAGATCATTGATGATGCAACCGAAGGGGAGCGTTCCGATGAACTTGGTTGGGACATCTTCGACCCTACCAAGGGACATGATTTCAAGATCGTGGCAGAGAAGAAAGGGGACTACACAACCTTTGAATCTTCCTTTATCACAACCAAATCTAAGACTGTTCTGGATGAGGAAGAGATTGAAAAGATTTGTTCGGAAATCCATGATCTGGAAGCTGTGTATTCCGTGAAGACCTATGATGAGCTTCAGGAAGTCCTTAACGAACACTTCTTCGTTGGCGAAGAAAAGGAAGAGCGCAAGACTCTGAAACAAGCCAAGAAAGAAGCGGTTGAAGACGAGGACAAGGATGAAATTCCCATGAAACATGAGGAAAAGAAACCAGCGGCAAAACCAAAGAAAGTTGAGAAGCAGGAGGACGACGATATTGACGAACTTCTTGCAGGACTAGACGATTAACCCGATTCCCTCCCCATCAAGTCGGTGGGGAGGGTTTCCTTTTTAAATATATGAATCCGAACATACCAGAAGAATATAAAACGATGGCTGCTCTACTTGGGGAGAGTGCTGCCATTGATTCGTTGATGATCAATAATCCTGCACAGTTGGCTACCAATACCAACACTCTCAAGAGAGGTATCGCAGAATATCAAGAGCAACAGAAGCGAGAGCGCATTCAACCACCCCAACAATCCGTTCCAACACATCATTATGGTGATGTTGCGGCAACCAATATTCCACTGCCATATTATCCCCCTCAACCCATTCCACAAGTTCCCCAATATGCTCCCATGCCCCAAAAAGTGGATGACGGGCAATTGGAACTGAATTTGGAACCATCCAAGGCAGATATCATCATCAATTTACTGAAAGAGATTTCTTTAAAGTTGACAAAGCAAAATAGTCTGATAGAAAAGCAATATGCAATTAAGCCTGAAAAAGAAAGAGTTCCAGTTCTTGCTACAAAGCCTCGGCACAATCCATGACACCTGTGTTCTGGAACTGAGGGAAGATGGTATTCATGGGATTGCCTCCAGCGAGGATAATTCCATGTATGCCCATGCTTACCTTGCAGGTGATTATGAGGATCAGAATCTCAATCTACCATCCTTGAAGAAGCTTTCCAAAGCTTTGGATATGATTTCTTCCGATGATATCAAGCTCAAGCTGAATAACAATCATCTGGAATACAAGGACAAGTCCCTGAAGTTCAAGTATCATCTCCACGAAGATGGAGTGATCACCAAACCGAAGCTGTCTCTGGAAAAGATTCGTAATTTTGAATACAATCTCCAATTTGATTTGGATTTTGAATTCCTTTCCAATGTTCTTCAGAAATCATCCATCACAAACACCAATAAGCTTTACCTCTTCACTGAGAATGATTCTCTGGTGTGGAAGCTGGGCGATGAGACGGTTCCCAACAGTGACACTCTGAGCATCGTGGGGGATGAAGTGGATTTTGAATTGGAATCATTCATTCTGAAGATTGATAATCTCAAATTGCTTTCCAAGGTATCCAAGAACGGAAATGTGTTCAAGATCAATTCCAAGCTGGGAGTTGGTTGCATCATCACGAAGAGTGGGGATTTTGAGATGGAATACATCTTATCATCGCTTAAAAACTAGAATATAATAAAATTATGGGAATGTTTAACAACCTCACAATAGACGAGAGCATCACTCTACCCGATCTTCCTTCAGAGATTGATCGGAAGACTTTGGTGTTCCAAACCAAGGATTTGGATGAAAATCTGATGCTGAATTTCAGGGTAAATTCTGAAAAGAAGTTGGAAATCCTCAGACAAACAGGACATCATTTTGAAAATCCCAACATTCCGTTCTTTGGTATGGAATTCGTAGTTGAAAAAGAATGGTGGGAGCCATATGACTTCACCGGAACGGTTGGTATTTACGAATCTTATCGTCATCCTGAAGATAAGGGTATGCAGTATGGCACTCCTGATGCTCATAGATTTATCTGTGGATGGATTGAATGGGATGTTAAATTCATTGATGGTGAATTGAGTGATATTACTTTGGTAAAGCACGACATTCCTTACAAGAGAACGGATGATGAATTGAAAGCGTATTTGGAAGAAGTCGAACAAAACCGCAAGGAAATCAATGACAGGCTTAGGAAGAATCGTTTGGAAAACCCAAACGCCAAAGAAATGCTGATTGATGGGATTGATGAGATCACCCGAAGGAATTATGTGATTCCTCAAATTGAGGATTATTACACGGATTTAAAAGAAATACAAAATAAAATAAATGAATACAGAACAAAATACGACAGATGGTATGGAACAGCACCGGAGCAAGATTGAAGGAACGCGAGCGGTTATCGAACAGCTTCAACAGCAGCAGAATGATCTATATGACAAGTTGATTGATGAAATTGAGCCATCAGAAGAACAAGAACCTTGGCTATGGGATCATTGTTTCAATAGTTATCCTTGTGACTCTTCCGAATATGGTAAAATGGTAGAAAGGGGTATCTATGGCGATCAATGATGTGACGGGAAAAGTTATAAAGTCTGGTATCCAGAACAAAGCTTATGATGAAGGGTGGGAGCGTATCTTCGCCAAGAAGACCGCCCACGAATGGCTCAAGGAAACGCCAGAGGTTATTCGTATTGTGAATCCCAATGGCTGGGCATGGGACGATGGAGTGACGATGGATACTCCCATTAAATGGTCGGATTTTAATAATCGTTTGAATCATTCAACAGTAATTGCCGATATATCAGTTAAATAATTGAATGAAATCGTTTTATCAATTTTTTTGGGAAAAATTCACCGATATTGGCAAATTATCTCCCGAACAATTAAGAAAGGGTCAAAGACTTGATCCAAACAATCCTGATAATTTTCAACAGGTGAGCGGTAGGGTATTTTTCCAAGCCCTGACAAATATCACGAAGAATGATGAATTTCGCAAAACGGTAAATCCCAAATTTTTTAAGAACATCAAGAATAATCTCAGTGTTTATCCCGTTCAAGATTACCAGCGCATGAAGTGTTTCTTGGGTAAGAACAATTCCAGTGGATTTTGTATCAAGGATGAAGATGAATTGGTTTCGGTGTTCTCCTCGCAGGAATCTTCGGGTAATGCTCTGGTGCAGGAGGCTATCAAACAGGGAGCCACAAGATTGGACTGTTTTGCAACCCAAGACGATAAAGGCAACATCAAGGATGAAGGTTTGTTCAGGCTTTACAGTAGAAATGGTTTCGTGATTGATCGAACGCTGAATATGGAGGGAGAATATCCGGTGAAAAACGGTATTTCATATTTTGTGGATGATAACGGAAACGTTGATCCCACAAATCCTACGGTGGTGATTTTTATGGTTAAAAACTAGAGCATAATGCTATCATGATTATATTTTATCCAGAAGAATACAAAGAAAATGCTTCCAAATACGAGAATGTTCGTTTTTATCCAATAAAAGACAAATTCATGTCTATTGACGTTGATGACAATGGGATGTATGATACATTCGTGTTAAAAGTTGAGCATTCTGACGGGGAAGATGTGTTGAATTATGGTGGTTATAAGGAATTGAATAGGAACATTCATTACTATACAACTTCAGTTGATTGTAGGTATGAATCTAAAAATTTGGATATATTGATTGAAAAATTTAAAAAATGGGAGGAAATTTGGAACAATGAAGGATGATTTGAACATACGAGAGCTTTACCAAAAGATAATTGAGGAGCGAGCTACAGCAAGAGGTGTAATTTTAATGGAAAACGTTAAGATTCCTTCCAAAAATTCTAGTCCTGATCAGATTAATTTTGATGGGGACTCCTATTCATATGAATCGGGAGAAGCTTTTTCTTTCATAGGAAAGACACTCTTTCATACTTCCAATACACACCCATCTATTTTCAATGCTTTAGCTAAAGTCAAAGCAGACCCTAAACAATTTAAGAGTATTTTAAAAGATTACTCTGTTAAGGTTTGTGGTGAAGCGACTTCTGATGATCTTGACTATTATTATGATAATCAAAAGGATCAGATCATGGGCAATACTCGACGCAACACATTTTCTGGAAGAATCTGGAAAAATATTAAATCCAAATCTGCTGGTAAGAATGTCTCTCTGATTGCTTTTTGGTGTGATACTAAAAATATTGATAATAATATATTGAAAAGTATTAAGAATTGTTTTGCGGGTGATGATATTTTTTGGGTTGCCATAGATTCCAAACAATTTTCTCATTACGGTGATACTTTTAGGGACACGCCATCGGGGGAGATCAAAGAATTAAAAAGCAAAATATATCCCGAATTATCACATGAAGATATCGTTGATATTCTGATGAGGGCGCATTCCAATTTCAAAATATCCCCCTTTGAAAAGAAGGTAGTATGGGAATTTCGAGGAATTAATCCAGAGGAATTGAAAGTTATTGATGGTGGATACCCATCGGTGGCTGAATTTAGAGATAAACAAAAATTTAGTGAGGGTGTTGAATAATGTCTTATTTATTATTTCTTGATGATGTGCGCCAACCCAAAGATGCATTTCTATATAATGACGGGGGTGTGATGCTGTTGGATAAGACCAAAACATCCAATGGAAATTGGGAAATTGTTAGA